AAACGGTATAAAATATCCTGGTAATGAACACATGGGAGCATTTGGTTGTGACTCTTATGATATATCAGGGACTGTAGATGGAGAAGGTTCTAAAGGAGCATTACATGGCTTAACCAGGTTTAGTATGGAGGACGCTCCTGCGAATAGCTTTTTTTTAGAGTACTTATCAAGACCACCTACAGCTGAAATATTCTTTGAAGATGTTTTAATGGCGTTAGTATTTTATGGTATGCCAATATTAGCAGAGAACAACAAACCACGTCTTTTGTATTATTTAAGACGTAGGGGTTATAGAGGTTTTAGTATGAATAGACCTGATAAATCATGGAACAAATTATCTGTAGCAGAAAAAGAAGTAGGTGGTATACCAAACTCTAGCGAAGACATAAAACAAGCTCACGCAGCCGCTATAGAAATGTACATACAAGATCACGTTGGTATAAGACAAGATGGTAGTCACGGTGATTTATATTTTAACTCACTTTTAAACGACTGGGCTAAGTTTGATATAAATAAAAGAACAAAGTTTGATGCGTCAATAAGTTCTGGGCTAGCTATTATGGCTAACAATAGACATTTATATGCACCAAACTCTAAGGTTGAAAAACCTAAACTAAATATAAATATTTCCAAGTATAGTAATACTGGGACTAATTCACAAATAATAAAATAAATATGGCATATTCTAGTAAAAGTTATTTTCCAAGTCAAGCGGTGAGTGACGCTGAAAAGCTAAGCTACGATTATGGTTTAAAAATAGCTAAGGCTATAGAAACAGAATGGTTTAATGAGGAAAGAAGTTCTAATAGGTACATGTCTAACATTAAAGATTTTCATAATTTAAGATTGTACGCTAGAGGTGAGCAATCTATACAAAAATATAAGGATGAGTTATCTATAAACGGTGATTTGTCCTATTTAAATTTAGACTGGAAACCTGTTCCAATTATATCTAAGTTTGTAGATATAGTTGTTAATGGTATTGCTGAGAGAACATATGATATAAAAGCTTTTGCTCAAGATCCATTTAGTATAACAGAAAGAACTGAGTACATGGAGGCTATAATGGAAGACATGGAGATGAAGCAGTTTGATGCTGAAGTAGCTAGTGATTATGGTATAGATATGAGAAGCACAGAGGTAGAGCTACCAGACTCACCTGAAGAATTACAACTTCACATGCAGTTGAATTACAAACAAGCCGTAGAACTAGCTGAAGAACAAGCTTTAAATGTTTTGTTTGAAGGTAACGATTACGAATCTATAAAGAAAAGATTTTACTACGATTTAACAGTTCTAGGTATAGGTGCTGTAAAAACAAATTTTAACACATCCGAGGGCGTGACTATAGATTATGTTGATCCTGCTAATTTAGTATACTCATATACAGACTCGCCTAATTTCGATGATATATATTACGTTGGTGAAGTCAAGTCAATTCCAGTAAACGAATTAGCTAAACAATTTCCTCATTTAACAGAATCAGATCTTGAAGATATAATGAAAAACAAAAGTTATAATAGAAATAATTATAACACAAGGTATTCCGCAGACAAAGAAGATAACAACACTATTCAAGTTTTATATTTTAATTATAAAACATATATGAATGAAGTTTATAAAGTAAAAGAAACTGGAACTGGAGCTGATAAAATTATACCTAAAGATGACTCGTTCAATCCACCTGAAGAAAAAGAAGGTGGTTATGGTAGAATGCTTAGATCTATAGAGTGTCTATATGAAGGCGCTTTAATATTGGGTACAAATAAGTTGCTTAAATATGAAATGGCTAAAAACATGATGAGGCCCAAAAGTGATTACACTAAAGTAAAAATGAATTATGCTATTGTAGCTCCTCGTATGTATGATGGTAAAATAGATTCGTTAGTAAAACGTATTACTGGTTTTGCTGATATGATTCAACTAACTCATTTAAAACTACAACAAGTATTGTCAAGAATGGTTCCTGATGGTGTTTATTTAGACGCTGATGGTTTAGCTGAGGTTGATCTAGGTAATGGTACTAACTACAATCCACAAGAAGCTTTAAACATGTTCTTTCAAACTGGTTCCGTAATAGGAAGAAGCTTTACGTCAGAGGGTGATTTAAATCCTGGTAAAATACCTATTCAAGAAATAACATCTGGTAGTGGTGGTAATAAAATGCAAGCACTTATAGGTAATTATAATTATTACTTACAAATGATAAGAGACGTAACAGGTCTTAACGAAGCTAGAGATGGTAGTATGCCAGATAAAAACGCTTTAGTAGGAGTTCAAAAATTAGCAGCAGCTAATTCTAACACAGCAACTAGACATATATTACAAGCTGGTTTATATTTAACAGCTGAAACAGCGGAGTGTTTATCACTTAGAATATCTGATATTATAGAGTACTCACCTACTAGAGATGCTTTTATTCAAGCCATAGGTGCACACAACGTAGCTACATTACAAGAAATGTCAGAATTACATTTATACGACTTTGGCGTATTTATAGAATTACAGCCAGACGAAGAAGAAAAAGCTATTCTTGAAAATAACATTCAAATGGCTTTACAGCAAAAAAGTATAGAGCTTGAAGACGCTATTGATCTTAGAGAAATACGTAATATTAAATTAGCAAATTCATTACTTAAAATACGTAGAAAAAAGAAAGAGCGAAAAGATAGAGAGTTGCAAATGCAAAATATTCAAGCGCAAACCCAGTCTAATGCTCAAGCTGCTCAAGCGGCGGCACAAGTTGATGTTCAAAAAGAACAAGCTTTAGCACAAGGAAAAGCACAGTTTGAACAAATGAAAGCTCAAATAGATGCTCAAAAAATGCAACAAGAAGCTCAACTTAAAAAAGAATTAATGGCTTTAGAGTTTCAATATAACATGCAGCTTAAAGGCGTTGAAGTTGAAGGCATGAAAGATAGAGAAAAACAAAAAGAAGACCGTAAAGACGAAAGAACAAAAATACAAGCTACTCAACAATCAGAAATGATTGACCAAAGAAAAAGTGGAAAACCACCTAAAAACTTTGAATCATCAGGTAATGATATAATGAGTGGCAATTTTAATTTAGGATCATTTGAGCCTAAATAAATTTATTAATTATTATTATATTATATTATGGAAGAAAACAAAGAAAACGTAGTTGAAGAGACTACACAACAAAACCAACAAGATCCAGGTGATGAAAACGTGGTAAAAGTTGATAAAAGTAAATTTGAGTCTGCTGGCGATAACAATGTTATTAAAGTAGATTTAAGTAAACCACCAAAACCAGTAGAAGAAAATGAAACTAAAGAAGATAACGCTGACGACAGCGGAGTGGTTGCAGAGTCTGAAAATGCCGAGCCCACACAAAAACAAGAAGAAGTACAATCGGAAGCAGAAGCACAAGAAGCTCCAGTATTAGAAGAAATCACTGAAAAAGAGGCTGAAGAGGTTACTGAAGTTGAAGAGCAAGTTGAAGAAGCTATAGCCACAGCAGAAGCTACCGGAAAACCACTACCAGAAAATATTCAAAAGTTAATGGACTTTATGGAAGAAACTGGTGGTGATTTAAATGACTATGTAAAGCTTAATCAAGATTATAGTAAATTAGATGATCAAAATCTATTATATGAATATTACAAGCAAACAAAACCTCATTTAAACAACGAAGAAATTAACTTCCTTATGGAAGATTCGTTCTCTTACGACGAAGAAGTCGATGAAGATAGAGATATACGAAGAAAAAAACTAGCGTTAAAAGAGCAAGTTGCCAATGCTAGAGCCCATCTGGACGGGCAAAAGTCCAAATACTATGAAGATATTAAAGCTGGATCAAAACTCACAATAGAGCAACAAAAAGCTGTAGATTTCTTTAATAGATATAACAAAGAGTCAGAAGCAACTCAAAAAACAGTTAAAACAAACTCTGATATTTTTACACAAAAAACTAATCAAGTTTTTAACGACAAGTTCAAAGGTTTTGAATATAACGTCGGTGATAAGAAATACAGGTTTAACGTAAACAATGCTGAAGAGGTTAAAAACACTCAGAGCGATATAAGCAATTTCACCAAAAAGTTTTTGGATAAG